GTTCCCGTCATCGAAGCGGTGATGAAACATGAACTGGGGCACGGCTTCGACGCGGCAGGTTTCGAGGAAACCAGAAAACAGATCCATGATGTTCTCGGCGCGGAATTCAAACGGCTACACCCTGAACTCGACCCGGGGATCTCTTCGAGGAATTACGCTGAAGCCCGCAAGTCTGGCGGTGACGCATGGATCGCAGCGTCAGACGGCAGCAAGATGCAACTCACATTCGATGAGTGGCTTGCTGAGCATCCCGAAGAGATCCAACGCAGAAACCGATACAGCACCCAGTACCGAGACTGGCTGCACGACAACATGTCTGACTATTCGTTCGAGGGTGGCAGGAAGGGGCCGAATTCTTCACTGAGAAAGGGTGAGGCTCTCGCCGAGGCTTACGCCGATGTGGATATGAACGGCGATAAAGCGTCTGTCACTTCAAAGTTGTTGGTAGCCAAGATGTCTGAGAATGCTGCCCCGGTGCAACGCATTCAGGTTCAGCCGCCTTCGGGTGGTGACGCAGCCGCCAAAGTTGAAGCAGCAGAAAAGGTCAGGCTCCCAAAGGCTCTGAAAACATGGGAGAGGCTCAACAAGAAGATCGTCACCGGCACAGCCAAAGAGGCTAGGGCCAGGGAAGCCCAAGCAAAGCGGGTCAAAAGGGAAACCGAAAAACGGTTGAGAGCCGAAGCGCGGCAACGGAAAAAAGATGTCGCTAACCTGAGGGATTACGGGACAACCGATCCCGAGGAAGTCGAAAAAATCAAGGCGGCAAAGGAAGCCGAAAAGCCAGCCAGAGAAGCTATCAAAGCGAAACGCGCCGAGCAGGAAGCGTTCGAGAAGTCCCTTGGATTCGGTTCTGTCACTTCACGAATCACCGAAGGTGTCAGTATCAAACCTGTCCTCAAGAACGGGAAACCTGACATAGCTGCAACATTCAAGTGGCTCAGCGGCCCCGAGGGCCGCGAGGTGTTGAAGGAGAACTGGCGGCTCGCCATGAAACACACCGAGATGTGGGCATTGCAGGCAGGGAAGGTTTGGTATCCACAACTGAACCGGCTCACCAAAAGGCTTCAAGGCATTTACGCTGAAGCGTTCCAAAACAATTGGGGAGTCCCCCTCACCAACGATCTCGTCGCATCGTTCATCGGATCATGGTCAGAAAACAACCTGTGGGCTGGCAACCTTGTCGGTGTCCGCAAGTTCCTCGACGGCACCGGCAGTAAGCCGGAATTCAGAAACAGCATCGGGCGGCACGTTTCCGAAATCCTGGCTGGGCCAAAACAATTCACGTCGCTGGATCAGTATGACTACTCCAAGAGGAAAGTCACCGGCATCGAATGGAACGCCAAGAAAAAGAAATTCGAGAAGAAAACCAACATCAACCGATGGCTCTCCGGTGCCAGTACCGAATTCCAAGTCATCGGCGACTGCTCTGTTCTACCCGGTGCCACTGCCCCGGGGAAAGCCTACGATTTCCACGTCGATAAAGCGTTGCGTGCCATGCAGAATCCCGAAGGCGGTGTCATCGACTTCAGGCAACATGCAGACACCGCACCGAAACCGGCAGACTTCGCGGCCAACGCTGACGGCGACTACAGCAGGGGCACAGCAGACCGTTGGGTAGCCCGAATCATGCTCCACACCGAGGACGATGACTTCGCTGAAGCCATACGAACCAAAAATAAAACAAAAAACGGTGTGGACGATCCCGTTGGCTACAAGCTGTTCAGCGACATTCTTCAGGAACTTGCCGACGAGTATCCCGGCCTGAATGTTGCTGCGCTGCAAGCAGGCCCGTGGATTGAGGTGGTAGGCCCACTAGGATCAGTGGCATATGTGGAAAACCTAGAGAGCCTCGACACGGTCAACCAGGAAACCCTGCTTCGGGTAAAGGAATTCGGTGAAATCAAATGACAATCTCCCCCCCGTACTTCCAAACCCACATCGAAGACTCGAAGAAAGACAACGCATTCCGCACGCTGCAAGGCGCAATGGCGTGGATGGAAAAGCATCCCGACGTGACCGGCACCATCTACTACCTGCCGCCCCTCGGCGACTTGGCATACATCGTGATGGAATACATCGACGGCGACATCGAAGAAAAGGGGAAGGAATGAGGGGAAAGTCAACGCCTGCAACGCAATCCGAAATCATCGACCAATTCAACACACTGCTAGACGACATGGTGGCCGGTCGAATCACTCACTGCCCCAACGAAACCGACCTCGACCAACAAACCCAAAACGTGCTGAACCTCCTCGGAGGGGCACCAATGCCGAAGCTGCCCATCGACATCGAAGCCTGCCGTATCGAATTCGGAAGGCAACTCGACGGCACACACGCCGCAGAGGAAGAAGAAGCAATGATGAAAGCCCTTGGCCTGTAACACTTTTGGTACGCTTCACACAACTTCACCCCGGCAACCGGGTGTAAGTCCAAGTCCCGCAACGGGACTGGGATCGGCGAAACGCTGAAAGGGAATTCCTATCTAATGTCCGAAACCGCCACTGACAAAAAGCCCACCCCGGCGAACATGCCGCCCGTCATCGACCCGCCAGTAACCGAAACCCCTACGGAGACAACCACTCCCAAGGTTGAGGAAACCGACACCGGCGGCATGACTGATGCCGAGAGGGAAGAACTGGCCCGCCTCCGCGCCATCCACAAGGATGAGCAGAAGTGGGAACGCCGAGCCAAGGAAAATTTCGAGAAGGCCAAAAGGCTGGACGAAATTGAACTGGCGAAGAAGTCAGTCGAGGAACGGTTAATCGCCGAGCGTGATGCCGCCCTCGCAACAGCGGAAACTGAACGGACAGAAAGGCTTCGGGAAAAGATCTCGCGGGAAACGCAAGTGCCGCCGGATCGCATCACCGGGGTGACCGAGGAAGACATGAGGGAAAGCGCAGAAAGCGCACTCGCATGGGCTAAGGAATTCGCCAAAAAGAACGGAAGTCCTTTGGGCGCACCAGCTTCGGCGGTGACCGGCGACGGCAAAGCACCGCAGGGCGAACCCCAACTGACTCAGGCAGATCTGAAAAACTTGACCCCTCAACAGATCCTTGATGCCGACAAAGCTGGACGGCTCAACAAGTTGAAGGGCATCAACCCCTAACGGGGAGAAGAGGTTTCATCCATCATGGCAATCACTAATTTCATTCCTGAACTGTGGAGTGCTTCCATGCTCGAAGCATGGAACGCCACCAACGTGTGGGCCGGTCTGACGAACCGGGAGTACGAAGGCATCCTCGCCAAGGGCAACACCGTCCACATCACTGGTGTTGTTCCTCCGACGGTGAAGGACTACAAGGCTGGTGTGAACGGCGAAGCTCGTACCACTGAGGCCGACGCGATCTCGGACACCACCATCGAACTCGTTGTGGATCAAGAGAAGTCGACCGACTTCTTCGTGGACGATATCGACCGGGCGCAGGCTGCCGGTTCGCTCGCCGCGTACACCACCGCTGCCGGTTACGCTATGGCCGAGGACACCGACAAGTTCCTCGCGAACCTGTGTGTCGACGGCGGCACCCCGCTCAGTGGTGACACCCCAACCACCGGCGACGATGCGTTCGATCTGGTGCGGGATGCCCGCAAGGCACTGAACAAGGCCAACGTGCCGTCCGACGGTCGAATCCTGGTGTGCAACGCCGAGTTTGAGGGTCTGCTGCTGGGTGCCGACTCGAAGCTCACCTCGGCCAGCGCCGTCGGCGACAACCCGTCGCAGGGTCTGCGGAACGCCACCATCGGACAGCTTCTGGGCTGCTCCGTTGTCACCTCGAATCACCTTCCGGCAGTGGACTCCCCGCAGTTCGCCATGTTCTCCATCCGCGCTCTGGCTTTCGTCAGCCAGATCGACCAGGTTGAGGCCATGCGTTCGCAGAACAAGTTCGCTGACCGTCTCCGAGCACTGCATGTGTACGGCGGCAAGGTCATTCGCGAAGAGGGCATCGTTGTCTTCGGTGCCGACGGCTCCTAAGGAGTAGCGGCATGGACACCCTGGCTACCGTCGCCGACGTGGCGGCGGCACTGGGCCTCGGCAGCGTAGACGCGCTGACCGACGGCCAGAAGGCACGCGCAGAACTGCTGCTAGCCAAGGTGTCTCGCCGTTTCCGGCTGGAAGCCCAACGCCGTTTCACCCCAGGCACTTACACCCACTACATCAAGATCCTCGACGGCGCGGTTCGCCTCGAAGAGGAACCCGACGAGGTGGTGGAAGTGAAAGTGCTTGGGGCGAACGGTGATACAAGCATCACCACGGCATACGAACTACACCGGAACTGGCTGCACTTCACCGAATACCATGTGACACAGTGGTCTTCGTTCGATGACAGGCAGTCGAGAGGACTTGTCGGTGCCACCGCACAAGTCACCTACTCGTGGGAACGCCCAGTGCCTGCCGACGTGGTTGCTTCTGTCGCCGACATCACCGCCCGCAACCTGATGCTCGACCCGACTTCCGTTGTGGGACAGTCGAAGACCCTGGCGACGATGGACTACCGGCAGGATATGGCTGATTGGGCTGCCGCCGGGATCGTCGGCATGAACGATGACGACATCGAATTGGCGCGGAGCTACAGGTATCCGGCACCGCCGTCGATTGTGGTGCGCCCATGACATTCCCGACACCGTTCCTGGTCGACCACTACCCGTACCTCGGAGGGCCGGGGAATTTGGATGAACTGGGCAACGAGATCCAAACCTGGTCTGCCACACCAACAAAGGTGCCGGTGCAGGGATGGCAGACCATAGCCCGGGAGAAGCTGGGTGTGAACGCCCAAGGGGTGGTGGCCGACACGGCCCTCTCAGTTCCACCCGGCTGGCTGCCCAACGTCCATGACCGCATCGGGCTGCCCGACGGCATCTACGAGGTCATCGAATTCGATATACAGGACAGCGGGTTTCACGGCTGGAAGCCGGGGAACATCGTCCGGTTGAAGAAAGCCACAGGTATCTGATGGCGACTTTCCGCAGCATCAAATTCCATGCCGAGGCTTGGGATCAACTGGTGACCGAGGTGGTTCAGCGGTGGGCTGTCCCGAGGGCAGAAGCAATCGCCGACGCATGCAACGAACACGTTCTGTCCGAGGCATTGAAGTCACTCAGCGAACCTGAATCTGATGACAGCGCAACGGTTTACAGGACGAACGCCGACAAGGTTCGGGCTGACATGGCGAAAGCTAGAGCGAGGGCCAACAGGAGGATCTCCCACATCGAACCACCCGAGGGCAAACGGGATTACATGGTGAGTGTCGAAGGGTCAGATCCTTTGAACCTTCGGGACTATCGGGCTACCGTTATCGCTGTGACCGACAGGGCGAAAATCGACAACGCTCGAAACAACACACTCGTCCAAAATTTCCACCTCGCTTCGGGTGGTGACTGATGGCTACCGTCGATGTGCCTGACACTGGCTACTATGAATACCTTCCGCTCGTCCTGAAGCAATACCTGGACTCGCGGCTACCGTCCGATGTTGTTGTGGCGACACAAGTTCCGAAGGTGATCCCGCCGAGGCTGGTAACCCTTCTGAGTGTCCCTGCTGGCGGCAGCGGAACGAATCTCGCACTGTCCCAACGGCGTTGCATCATTCAATGCAGGGACAGAAGTGAGATCCTCACTGGCCGACTCGCCGAAAAGGTACGCGGCTATCTGGTGGACGCAATCCACCAGCCAGGCAACGGAATTCGTGACGTGACAGTCATCGGAGAACCAGCCATATTTCTCAACCCCGACGATCCGTCGAACGCACCTCGCGCACAGCTTACGGTGGACATTTTGTTACGGGCGACGTTCGCCCAGTAGGTGGAAACTAGGTTGCCACCTCACATCTCGACCCTGAAATATGGCCGGTTCCAAAGCCTTTGGAGGGCAGAGTAATGACCAGTGATGTTAAGCAGATCTATGCGGCAGAACCGTTGGCTACCGGAGCGATTAGGGTGGCACCCCTCGGAACCGCCGCTCCCACTTCGGCTGTCAGCACGCTCGACGCAGCGTTCGTTGACCTCGGCTATGTCGGCGTGGATGGTTTCACCGAGAAGAATGACCGCAAGACCGACAACAAGCGCAGCTTCGGCGGCAAGGTTGTGAAGGTGTTGCAGTCGGAATTCAATGCGTCCATTGAGGTTACGCTTCTGGAGTCCACCAACGCCGAGGTGCTCAAAACGGTGTTCGGTTCTTCGAATGTGACCGTCACCCCGGCCACGTCGGAGCATGGCGTGCAGGTCACGGTGAAGAAGAACAGCAAGCGGTTGCCGCATCTGGCGTGGGTCATCGACACCACCGATTCGGAACTGAATGCGTTCTACCGCAACTACATTGCCGACGGCAAGGTGACCACGGTGTCCGACATCAAGATCGCGCACACCGACACCATCGAATACAAGCTGATGATCGAAGCCTTCGAGAACGCCGACGGCGACAACATCGTCACCTTCACCGACGACGGCCAAACCGTCAGCGGCAGCTAGCAATTCGACCTTGGGTTCGAAGGTGTGCGTGATAACCACCTGGAACCGGCCTCGCACACCTTCGACCCAAGGCCGGTTACAGAACAACAGCATTGAAAGGCTGGTTCCCAAACATGTTCAGCTACAACCTGATTCAGGACGGCGAAGAGCACAACATTGTGTTGCGTCCTTTCGGTGAAATGCCAGGCCGTATCTCCAGGCTGCACCGTGGTGACATCGAAGCACAGATGTGGGAAGCGTTCGAGTGGGGTCTGAAAGACCAGAAACAGATTGCCCTGATTGACGACATGCCGATGTCGGAGATCATGGAGATGCTGACGGCGTGGCAGGAGGACAGCGGCACCGACATGGGAAAATCGCAGCCCTCCTCGACTACCTCGACAAAGACGAGATCCGTGGCCCGCTCGAAGCGGACTTAATCAAATCCGGTCTGCGCCTTCGGGATTGCCC